GGTTTGTTGGCTTGTTGAGTGGATCCGGACAGGAGTACCCTCGGGTACAAACCGGCCGGTTCCGGGTCTGCAAATTGATTCCTTTCGGGGAATCAGCCGCAGATCAGCTTTACAAGAAGAGATTTGGGCGGCGTCACTTGTAACTCGAAAACGTCGATAGGCGAGAGGCGAAGCTTGGCGGGAGAAGTTTTAACTTCAATTAAATCTAAGAACTTTACTGTGAAATCAAGACGACATTGTGGTTGATGTTCTGGCCCCTTATTTTGCATTTCTCAATATTGCGATTTGTTTTGAATTCTGTGTCACGGGCAGTGCACGGCGTTGTGGAGAGGCTACAGGGAATAATTGATTGGCTGGTGGATCGGCGGGATGATATAGAGGAATTAGCTGAGTCATGGATTGGGATGTACCACGACGATGCGACAACCCCTATTGAAGCCGAGATACTAAACTGTCGTATCAACAGGAAGCCCCACAGGTTTGCCCGGTATCTTGCGAAGAGGGCGTATTTGCAGTTTGGTCATCGCAAGAAGAGTGACGCTGACATGATGGTGACGAGGAAGTGGCTCCGTAACTATGTGCAGGAGCATTACACCTCGTTGCGGTTGCAGCACCAGATTGAAGCTATTGACGAAGCGCTATTCCTCTCATACATTCCAACAGAGACTTATCAGGAATGCGAGGAGTATGCCGCAACTAAGGCCTATACGGAGTTGCTCCCTACGGGGAGTGCTCCTCTATAGGGGTGCCCAGTGATTCTACAGGGCCAGACTGGAGCTGAAACGAGAGCCCCTATTGTCGAGTCTGGCTTGGTGTCTGTAGGGCTCAAATCATTGGGTATGGTTAAGGATAGGATGTTTGTGCGCATCTCTGGATTATCTGGAGGTGTTGCCTTGATTCCGTTTAGTCACACCTTCTCAAATCTAAAACGAGCGGTTGCAGAACGAGTCTTTTTCGTTAAAGGAAAGGATGGTGAATTCTGCCGCCCGCCTCAGCCGGTGTCGTTTGCCTGCACGCTATCTGGCGTGCGAGCCGCGCTCTCCCGGCACTTGCCTAAGACCACCCCATGGAGTATTCCAGAGTTTCTGGCTTCGTGTAAGGGTCGTAAGAAGCAGGTGTACGAGCGTGCTGCTGAGAGTCTCTTGCGTGAGAACCTCAACAGAGGGGATTCGTCGGTAGAGGTATTCATTAAGTATGAGAAGACCGATTGCACGAGTAAAGCTGACCCTGTGCCTAGGGTTATATCCCCACGTTCGCCGAGGTACAATATATCCGTGGGTAGATATTTGAAGAAGCTTGAGCACATGATGTTCAAGTCTATTGCAAAGCTTTACGGATCACCTACCGTAATTAAAGGTTATAATGCATATGAATCTGCTACTATACTCCGCAAGAAGTGGGACAGTTTTGCGACTCCTGTGGCCATCGGTCTCGATGCGTCTCGGTTTGACCAACATGTGTCCCTGGACGCTTTAGTCTGGGAGCACGGTGTTTATTTGGACTGCTTTCCGATTCGGAGGCACAAGAATGAATTAAGGTCGTTACTCGAGCAGCAATTGAGAAACCGATGTGTAGGGTATGCCCCTGATGGCAAACTCTCGTACATAACGGAGGGCACTAGGATGTCTGGTGACATGAACACCTCGCTAGGCAATTGTCTCCTTATGTGCAGCATGATTTATGAATATTCTATGCAACGTAGCGTCTCTGTTCAGCTCGCGAACAATGGAGATGACTGCGTGGTGATCCTCGAGAAATCTGATTTGGAACGGTTTTCCCAGGGGTTGGATGAGTGGTTTACTCAAGTCGGGTTCACTATGAAAGTTGAAAAACCCGTCTATTCCTTCGAGGAGATTGAGTTCTGCCAGACCCACCCCGTGTTTGATGGTAGCAGATGGATAATGATGCGTAATCCAATGACTGCTATAGATAAGGATACCGTTCTACTACAGCCGTATCAAACGCGTAAACAGGTTGCAAACTGGATGTACGCTGTGGGGCAGGGAGGTCTTCGTCTCACTGGGGGACTACCTGTGTGTCAGAATTTTTATCGGGCGTTGCGACGGTATGGGAGTGGCGGTCGAAAATTTGTGGAGTATAGATCGTGGTATGTGCGTAAGATGACAGAGGGTATGGATCGTGATTTCGGGCCTGTTACACCCGAAGCCAGAGCATCATTCCATACTGCCTTTGGCATTACTCCACAAGAACAAGTACAATTGGAGTTATATTTCGACCGTTGGCAGTATACTGCCCAGGCGCGGGTTGGTAGCCATGACCAATTCGCCCACCGACAACTTCCCATGTGATGATCTATGGGGTGTGGTGGTTTAAATGGACCAAAACGTTGCCCCCGTCTAGGGGGCGTAAAGATTTACGTGCTAAACAAAATGCCGAACGACTGCACGGATCCTGCCACTGGTACCACCACATGTACAGTCTCCTTATGGTTGGGGGGATCCCATACACAACCAAATTTACATATATCGCAATGACAAACAAAGTTAAACGAGGCGTCGCTACTGCCAAGAAGATTGGCAAGGCTGCTAATACAGTACTGGCGAAATACCCTGCTCTTGGCATGATACCATATGTGCCCCAAGCAATCTCTGCCGCAAATTATGCGGTGGAGGCAGCGGATGTGTTTGGTGACTTGATGGAGACTTTTGCTCCAGCTAGTGGGCCGATACATTCAGGGGCCCCCTATGGCCAGGTTGCAGGGGTTGCCAACACCCTGACCGTACGCCGCACTACACCGAAGATGCGCGGAACTAAAGGCGTGATCCGCATTACCCATAAGGAATTGTTGACTACTGTGCGCAATTCCAGTACCATTGATGTTCAACACACCTTCACAACCGGCCACTCTATTTTTAATGTTAACGCCGCGAGTTCGACCACCTTTCCATGGTTGTCCTCAATAGCGTCATCATATGACTATTACCGGTTTAAGAAGGTTAGGTTGGTGTACGTTCCTTTATGTGGCACCAACACTGTTGGAAGAGTGATGTTGGGTTACGACCCTGATTCTACTGATACTATTCCGCCTGACCGATCTTCGTTATCATCGTATGCGTGCTCTTCTGAGTCCGCTCCTTGGTCGATCAACACCCTTGATCTTAAATTGACTGACACCGCCAAGTGGTATTACAATGACAACTCTTCTGTGGGTTCATCTTTTACTTATGCTGGTGCATTGGTCGACCAGGGTCAGGTGTTTGCGGCAGCGTGGGGGGGAGCTGATACAAATTATGTTGGGGAGGTCTATGTGTTGTACGACGTGGAGCTCAAGGAGCCACAACCTGATGCTGGCAACTTGGCTTTATCGTACGGGACTGGTGCGAATTATACCGCCAGTTTCCCATCTAATTTCCCGTTGTACAACGCCACTGGTACCGCAAATTCAGTGGTCTTGACCTGTTTTACCCCGGGTGTGTACTTTATCACGTTGCAAGCGGCGGCTACATCTGTGGCCACTGCTACGGTTACTAGTGGAGATATTCTTGCTGATGGGAAGTCTTCCACTGGGTCCAATGTTACACACATATTGTGGGTGCGGGTTAACCAAGTGGCTACGATCACTTTCCCCGGGCTGACAGGGTTGGCCAAATGGACACTGTGGGCAACCCGTAGCGTGCCCCAGACCTTGTATGAAAATGTTTAGGAACCTTAATCACCAGAGTAGCAGTAGCTCCCATGTCTTGGCCTAGGTAATTCTCCTACGTGTGGCATGGATGGGAGGGCAATCTGTGAGGGGGTGTGTAGGTTCAATTCGAGGAAAAAGATTACCTCGTTAAATCCATCCTCTATTGGGCCCCTGTTGGTGGGGCCCTGACCGTATTGCGAACGGGATTATGCCAACGAGCGACCGTCCGGCGAGCACAGGACGGGTGGAGGACCTGCCCACTTGGCAGGCCGACTGGCCACTGGTTTGTTAGTGGTAGGGGAGGCGCAACTCCCCGGGGGCCTGGTAAATTTGCCTTCCAGGTTCCACCATCATACACCATAATATGGAGAAAC